ATGATGGCCGTCGACAGACGCGACATCATCAACGATGACCTCGGAGCGATCACGACCGTTCCGAGGAAACTCGGTCGCGGATCAGGCTTGAAGATCAACGATGTGTTCTGGGCGATTTTCCTCAACAACTCCGCATTCTTCACGGTAGGAAACAAGAACTTCCTCTCGGGGACCGACACGGTGCTCTCGATCGATGGGCTGACCAAGGCCGAAGTCGCCTACTACGACCTGGTTGATTCCGACGGCAAGCCGATCGGAACGATGCCTGCCATCATGCTCGTTCCAACCGCATTGTCGGCGATGGGCTCGCAGCTCTACAAGTCGGTGGAGATGCGTGATGGAACCGCCAATGCTCGTGTTCCGATCACCAACCCACACGTGGGCAAGTTCCGCGTGGAGGTCAGCCGGTACCTAGCCAACGCCCTCTACACCGGCAACTCATCGAAGGCCTGGTACCTGATCACCGACCCGAACGATCTGCCACTGATCGAGGTCGCGTTCCTCAACGGCCAAGAAGCTCCGACGATCGAAACCGCAGAGGCGGACTTCAATGTTCTCGGTGTTCAGATGCGAGGTTACCACGATTTCGGTGTCGCGCTTCAAGATCCACGTGCAGCCATCAAGTGCAAGGGTGAGGCATAAGCCTCGCTCGCTGCATTGTTCATTTCTTCATCCGATCCACCCATTGAGGTTTAGCCAATCATGCCACAGGCAACGTTCATTCAAGAAGGTCACTACATCGATCACACTCCCGCAGGCGCGCTTGCCTCCGGGGACGTGGTGGTCCAAGGCGATCTCGTTGGCGTCACGGTTCGGCCGCTAGCAGCGGGCGAACTTGGCTCGCTCGCGGTCGATGGAGTTTTTGACTTCAACAAGAACACCGGCGTCGCATTCACGGTCGGCACCATCCTTTACTGGGACGACACCAACAACATCGCGACGACGACTTCCGCTGGTAATAAGTCGATCGGCAAAGTTGTGCGAGCTGCAGCATCTGCGGACACCACGGTTCGCATTCGCCTGAGTCAGTAACGCAGGACTTGCTTAGCGTTTCACCATCAATTTCCATTTCATTTTCATCGAAGGGATCATTATGAAAAGCAACCTGTTTGCACTCACTGCTTTGATCGCTGCATCGTTTGGCAGCGTCGTTTTTGCCCAAGATCGGAACTGCCCTGATGGCAATTGCCCGATTTCACAAACCGCCCCCAGTACGATCGTTCTGGATCCGCTGAAAGAAAGCCTGACCTTCGAGACGTCGCGATCGGGGTTTAGGACTCAGGCTCAGAGTCTTGATCGTTTTGATCAGGTCATTCGAGCAACGGTCCGAGTAACGGTGAGCAACGTGTGCGGTAGCGGTACCGTCGTTGGCCGTACGGCCGAAGGCAATGCAATCGTCCTTACCAATGCCCATGTGGCTGGCACCAAGCGTGGTCGTGTGGTCAACGTCGAACGATGGAACACGAATGGAGCGAGCGAACGAGGAAATGCCGCGATCATCGCTTCGGGGTACGGTCGGGGAACCAGCGTGGACTTTGCTCTCCTAAAGTGCAGCGGAGATTTCGCCAAAGATGTCGATCCAATTCCTCTAGCCGATCGTTACCCGAGCGACCAATCGTCGGTGACGACCTTCGGAAGCCCAAGGTGTGAGTGGCCAAGCCTGCAGGTTCTACGGCTCAATCGCAAGGAGGGACAAATCCTTTCTTGGAAGCCGGAAGCCATCGGAGGTCGCAGCGGTTCGAGCATCATCGACTATACCGACGAGGGACCACGCGTGGTGGGGCTTCTTACCTGGGCTGGAGGCGGTGAAGGTTTGGGTCAATCGACTCCGTTTCTTCTGAGTGCGATGCGAGGCAAGCTTCCTGCAACCCTCGAAGGACTTCCTGCGGGTGCTCGCGAAGTAAGCTGCCAAGTCGAGGAAAGTCAGGAAATCGTTCAGGTTCCATCGACGATCTACGGAGAGCCGATGCAGGTCCCACTCGGGCTTCTAGCCAAGTCAGACACCCAGGACGATCTGATCGATTCGATCGTCGATCGACCAAAACTAAGACCTGCACCCAAAAATCCGGAAGACTCCGGCATCATCACTGATCGAATCACCGACCGAATTAAAGAGCAATATATGTGGAGCACATCCACCTTAGTTGCAACCTCGGCCGGTTCGAGCATCGCGATTCTCTTAGCGCTCCAGTATGGTCTGCCGGTTGTGCTTCAAGCGATCCGAAATGCCAGGAAGCAGCGTGGAAACGCAGTGCTCGATGAGGAGCAATTCAAGAAGCTGATGGAACAGTATCAAAACCTGCTCAAGCTTTTGGAACAAAACAATCAGCCCCCAACGAGCAAATCGTAAGGGGGCGAACGATGGTCGATCTACTTCGCCTAGGCCAGCAGTGGCTTGCAAGCAAGCTCAAATCGCATGCCTCAAGCACTGTGGTTTATGTGCGAGGTGCAAATCAAGTGAGCGTCTCGGCCACGATCGGCCGGACGCTGATGAAACTTGATGACGGTTACGGTGGGATTCGGATGCAATGGACCGATCGTGACTTTCTCATCGCTCCTTTGGATTTGATTATCGCCGGATCGGCAATCACCCCCGAGCGTGGTGACACGATCCTCGAGACCGTTGGCACCAAAGTCTATACCTATGAAGTAAACGCTCCAGGGGGAGAACCAGCCTGGCGCTGGTCGGATCCTCATCGCAGCCTGTATCGAATCCACACCAAGGAAATCGGAATCGCCTGATGCCCGCAAATATCGTCGCGATCGCAGATGCAATCACCGCAGAGCTAAACGGCAATAGCTTCAGCCAGCCGTTTACCGCTCAGCGGCTGTATTTACCCATCTACGACCTAAAGACAATGTCGGATTTGAAGGTATCGGTCGTACCCAAAGGGCTTAGCACTTCCTCGCTAGATCGCACCAGAGACAACTTCGATTACCAGATCGATGTCGGGATCCAAAAGAAAACCAAAAACGAGATCGCAACCATCGATGCCCTGATCCTCTTGGTGGAACAGATCAGTGACTATTTCCGAGCAAATCCCCTGGCAAGTTACCCAGGTGCTCGGTTCATCAGCGTCGAGAACAGCCAGATTTACGCCCCAGACCATCTGGAAACCATGATGCAGTTTACAAGCGTCGTAACCCTAACCTATCGACTCTGGAGATAACCGATGACCACAGGTGATGTTGGACCTTATCGGTTGCAGTTTACCAGCTCTCGAGGTGTCACTCGCGACATCCCGGGTCTGGACGATAGCGACGATATGTTCAAGGTGAAGTCGATCCAGAAGAAGTTCCGGGACTCGTGGACTCGGACACTCACGGAGCTTTGGGACCTGACTACCGGCTTGGGCTCTACTGCTAGCGTCTCTGGTGGTGTTCTAACGATCAACTCAGGGATAACGGCCGGAGGTTTCGCAGAGCTGCTCTCGAAGGAAACGTTCACCATTCCCTTTCGGGCCATGATCGCAGTGCAGTCCGGGGGGACTCGTCAAGCCAACAACCACCACATTATTGAAGCCATATCGGTCGACCCGGTCACCGGGATTCCAGATGGCAAGCACAGTCTTAGCATGGACATCGGGGGTGCTGCCAACACGACTGTGACCAATATGGTCTACAGCGTCCAAAATGGCGGATTGGCTCCCATTGCATCGGCAGCCTCCGCCATCCTGTCGACAGCTACCTATTCGATTCTCGAACTCGAACCGTTTTCAGACGAGTGCTATTTCCACTCGCGCGCGATGGATTCGACCGGTGGACGCTCGAACTCGTATGTGCGGCATCAGCAGATTCCAGATCCGACCGCGGTTTACAAGATCCGCATCCGCTCGATGAACCACCAAGCGTTCAGGCCGGTATCCAACGCAGTTGCTGGTCCTGGCAATGTCATTCGACTGACATCAACTGCTCATGGTTACACCGGAACGCCAACGATCTGGGTCGATTACCTAAACGGTGTCACTAATAACGGAGCGGCCTTGCGTGGTAATTACTCGGCGACAGTCATCGACGCAAACACGATTGATCTAACCGGAACGGTCTTTTCTGGTGCCTATGTCACTGGTTCTGGACAGATCGCTCTTGCAGCTGCACCCGCAGCGATTTCCTTCCAGTCCCAGTTCATCAATTGCCAGGATTATGCGGAGCTGACTGCGGAGGTGACCGCGGGTCGAGGCCAAACCGTCATTGGACAAAGCTTAGGTGTGATCCTCACCGGAGCGACTACAACCACGACCAACATCGGAACTGTCACAGCCAACGTTGTTGGCCAAGCGGCCCACGATGCTGTGGTTACCGGCAATCCGGTGCGTGTGGCGGGTCGAGCACAAACGGCAGCCTATGCAAACGTTGCCTCCGGAGATGTTGCTGATCTAGTTTCCACACTGCAAGGGGTGCTCGTAACGCGACCATGGCAGATCCCCGAACTCGAATGGTCCTATGCCGCTGTGGCTGGTGGAGTGATCAATACGACCGATGTCGCGTTGGTTGCAGCAGCCGGAGCCGGTCTGCGACGCTACATCAATTCAATGCAGATCTCGAATAACTCAGCAGTTGCTACCGAAGTGGTACTCAAAGACGGAGCAACGATCATTTGGCGAGGCCATCTGACTGCTAACGCGCCGATGGCTGAGATCATTTTCGAAAATCCACTCAAGACGACTGCTAACACGGCTCTTAACTTTGCGTGCATCACCACTGGTGCTGCGGTCTACGTCAATGCACAAGGATTCACCGCACCTTAAGGAAAACCATGATCGCAGTCAAAGTCACCACCAAAAAGTCATTCGACAAAGTCAAAAGCAAGGCGCAGCAAGGCAATTTCAAAAGCCTTGGTCATGCGGCAGCTGCGATTCGCTTGGTTGCTCGTCGCTCGATCAAGCGGCGGCAGACCGCATCGATGCCAGGGACGCCTCCAAATACTCGCAAAGGACAACTCAAGCGAGCGATCGTCTATGCGATCGACAAGCAGCGGGGGATCGCAACCATCGGACCGGACATATCGGTCGTCGGAACTGCAGGCAAAGCACATGAATTCGGAGGTAGGTTTCGCAAGGAGCAATACCCAAAGCGACCCTTCATGGGTCCAGCGCTAGACAAAATCAAAGATCGATTACCCCCAATGTGGGCAAACAGCGTTCGTTAAGGAGTAACAAATATGCCGGCCAAACTTGGACTTGATGCAAAGCTTTACCGTAACGCCGGGACGTACATCGCTCCCACTTGGGACCTCGTCGGTAACGTTCGAGATTTGACGCTGAACCTGGAAACAGGAGAAGCCGATGTTTCGACCCGCGGAAATAACGGCTGGCGAGCTACCGTCGGCACCCTCAAGGACGCATCACTTGAATTCGAGATGGTTTGGGATACGGCTGATTTGGACTTCGGCGCTGTGCGCGATGCATTCCTGAATAACAGCACGGTGGAATTCGCCGTGATGGACGGGCTGATCACCGGAGCAGGTAGTAGCGGATCCCAAGGCCTGCGAGCCACATTCCGCATCGCTAGCTTCTCTCGCAACGAAGCCCTCGAAGAAGCGATCACCGTTTCGGTCACTGCCAAGCCAACCTACTCGGCCAATCCACCTAGCTGGATGACGGTTGCCTAATCCCGTTTCGTTTCTCTAGCTTTCGGAAGGCGTTTAGAAAATGCATAGTTTTGAGGATAACTCCCGACGCACCTGGGAAGTCGCGATCAACGTAGCGGCCGTCAAACGGATCCGTGGTCTACTCGGCATCGATCTTTACGCTTTGGTCGACGACGGGTTTAAGTCTCTCTCGAAGCTTGTCTCCGATCCGGTCACCCTGGCCGATGTGCTGTATTGCTTGTGCAAGGATCAAGCCGACAAGCAATCGATCACCGACGAGGACTTTGGGCGAGCATTAGCAGGGGATGCGATCACCCAAGCTGCCGATGCATTCGTGGAGGAACTGATTGATTTTTTCCCAGATGCCCGCGCCAGGGCGAGCCTTCGCAAGGCGATCGAAGCGGGCAAGACCGTCAGGGACAAGGTGCTCAGCCACGCGGAGAAGATCCTCGATTCGATCGACCCGGAAACCGAAGCGAAGAAGTGGATCAGCTCGTCTGGCACCTTGCCGGAGTCCTCGGTTGTGACCCCGGACCATTCAGCCTCCGAGAGCTAATCGCGATGGGCGAAGCGCGAAGCCAGATGCTGTGGTCTCACACTTCCTCAGTTCTGGCAATGCTCGCCAACATCCATCGCGATGCCAAACGTTCGAAGATCTACCACCCGTCGGATTTCAACCCGCACGCGAAGAAACGGATTCAACCTCGCACGATGGTTGGGATCGAAGCCCTCAAGCACGTGTTCATTGATCGAATTCAAGAGAAACATTAACGATGGCATCAAGTTCGAGTATCAAAGCCGGTTCAGCCTATATCGAGCTTTTCACCAAAGACTCTCGTCTGGTGAAGGGACTCAATGACGCTTCGAAGCGGCTCGATACATTTGGCAAAAGCCTGCAGGGGATCGGCACGAAAATGGCGATGCTCGGGGCTGGTGTCGTCGCTCCACTGGCCGGCGCTGCGAAAGTGTTTGCGGACATGGGTGGAGACCTCGACGACATGAGCCAACGAACCGGTGTGTCGGTTGAAGCTCTCTCGGAACTAGGGTTTGCAGCTGAGCTATCCGGGAGCGATTTAGCTACTCTTGAAGGATCGCTCAAGAAGATGCAAAAGATGCTCTTCGAGGCAGCCTCCGGATCGCAGTCGGCCCAGGAAACCCTCGCATCGCTGGGGCTCAGTGTTGCGCAGCTTTCCAAGCTCTCGCCCGACGAGCAGTTTAAAGCGATTGCGGACCGAATGTCCGAGATCACCGATCCAACCCTCAAGACCGCCACTGCCATGGCGATTTTCGGTAAATCCGGCACACAGCTGATCCCGCTACTTCAAGCTGGAGCCGCTGGAATCGAGGAGTTTCAACAACAAGCACGCGATCTTGGTCTAACCATGGGGACTAAAGACGTTCAAGCGGCTGCCGAATTCGGCGATCGCATCGATGTTCTTTGGAAAGTGCTCAAAAAGGCAGTGTTTACCATCGGATCTGCTTTGGAGCCGGTCCTCACAGCGATGATCGATTCGACCGTTCGGATCGTTGTGGCGACGAGCGACTGGATCAAAAACAACAAGGACCTGATCATCACTGTGTTCAAAGTCGGCATGGCGATCGCAGTTGGTGGAGCAGCGATTGTAGCCCTGGGGACCGCAGTCGCTGGGACCGGAACGGTGCTTGGTGCGGCAGCCACCGTTCTTACCGGTGTTGGCACCGTGTTTGCATTCCTGGGGACCGCGATCGCGGCACTGATGTCCCCGATTGGTCTGACCATCGCTGGTCTTGCGGCGCTGGTCGGTTACTTCGTCTATGCCAGTGGTGCTGGCTCGCAGGCGATGCAGTGGCTGAGCGCGAGATTCAACGAACTCAAAGACACGGCACTTGCTGCGTGGAAAGGAATCGGCGATGCACTTGCGGCCGGTGACATCGCACTGGCTGGCAAAATCCTATGGCTCACTTTGAAAATGGAATGGCAACGAGGGGTCGCGTTTTTGGAGTCGAAGTGGCTCGACTTCAAAGGATTCTTCATTGGAATCTTCCAAAGTGCGGTCTACAGCGTTGCTGGTCTTATGACCGACGCTTGGGCTGGATTGCAAACCGGATGGCTTGAAACCACCCACTTCATTGCCGACAGCTGGACGGTCCTTATAAGCCTGCTTCAAAAAGGATGGAATCGATTCAGTGGATTCTTTCAAAAGGTCTGGGCCCGCATCCAAGGTCTCTTTGGAGATACAAACGCCGAAGACCAGATCGCCAAGATCAATGACGAGATCGCTCGCCAAGACGACCTGATCAACAACTCTCAAAACCAAACGATCCTCGATCGCGAAAAGCAACGTCAGAAAGCTCGCAACCAAATCGAGCAAGACCGCCAAGGTGCTCAGTCGGCACTCTCGGACATGCAAGCACAAGAACAATCCGCCCTCGAAGCTGCCAATCAGAAGGCGCTTGCCGATTCGGCTGCTGAGCTGGAGAAAGCCAGAGGTGAGTGGAAAGCAGCTCTTGGCGAGGCAGCAACCAAACGCGCCGAAACATCCCCAGGGTCACCGAGCAAATTCTCATTGTCTGGGCTCGGGCTGCCCGACGTGGGCGGCTTGGATCAATCCCTCGCCGAGACCAAGAAGAAAACGGATGTCGTGGGGACTTTCAACCCCATCGCTGCGATGAACCTCGGGGCCGACTCTCTGGGGGAACGAACCGCCCGGGCTAGCGAAGAGGTCGCGGCCAATACCAAGAAACTCGTGCAGCAAGCCGACCGTGGTGGCTTGGTCTTTGGATAGGAGAATCACCAATGGCCGATCCCATCATTGTCGAACGATTTGATTCAAAAGAAATCACCGAGAGCAAAGACAATCCGACCCATGATCTGGTCTACATGATCATGAACACTGAAGAGTATGCGGTGGCCAAAGGTCTGATTGCATCGACGGCTCCCGCGAAAGTCGGTGACTTATTCCTCGATGACTATCACATCGTCCATTTGGGCAACGGTGTCTGGGAAGGAACAGCGCGTTACGTCAAATGGAAAAGTGAGTCCCAATACTCGTTCGACACCGGTGGCGGCACGCAGCACATTTCCCAGAGCATTGCCAATGTGGGCAAGTACTCTGCAGCAGGATTCGCTGCGCCAGAATTCTTTGGTGCCATCGGTGTTACGGACGATCGAGTTGAAGGTACCGACATCACGGTTCCGGTTTTCAACTTTACCGAGACGCACTACATCGACAAGACTCTGGTGACCGGTGGCTACAAGCTTGCTCTGTTCAATCTCACTGGCAAAGTGAACGCTTCGGGATTCAAAGGATTTGCCAAAGGGGAGGTGCTATTCCTTGGAGCAAGTGGCTCGAAACGTGGACTCGATGACTGGGAGATCACGTTCCGATTTGCAGCCAGCCCGAACGTAGCTGGCCTGTCCCTTGGGAGCATTGGCGGGATTGCCAAAGAGGGATGGCAGTACCTCTGGGTTCGTTTCATCGATGATGAAGACCCAACCGCCAAGGCACTCATCAAGCGACCGGTCGCGGCCTACGTCGAACAAGTTTACCCCTATGGAAACTTTGCCAATCTTGGAATTGGAGTGTGATCCATGGGAGACCAATTCCGCAAAGTACTTCCGGGCGATCCCCTAAAAATTCCAGCCGAGGCTTGGAATGCACTGGTCGATCTGTCTCAAGACCAGAAGAACCAGCGACACGATCAGCTTTCCCAAACCGAAGGTACATCGCGACAAACAACGCTTGCCAAGGTTCGCAATCAAACCGGAGTCGACCTGGATCGTTTTTCGATCGTCGCACTGGGCGCTCCGATTATCACTCCAGCAGCCAACCTCACCGAGTTCAAACGCCAAGTCAGTTTCCAAGGTCTCGTTCCCGGAGTGGGTACTGGACCTCGATTCGCTGTCTTGCTTGAACCACTGAAAAACAACCTCATCGGAACCGCAGCTATTGGTGGGTGCGTGATCACACGCGTATCCGTTGGCTCGGTGGCATACAGCGCAGCCGAAACGATCGTTGGTCAAAACGGCTATCTGCGCAGCGTTCCTCATGGACCTGCATCGGTGCTATGGATCGAATCAACTGGCGAAGTTCGCTGGGCAGTCATCCGCTTCGATGATGCCAATTACGAAGAGATCGTATTCATCACAAGCAATATCCCCGATGGCAATGGCTATTACCCAGGGGTGGTCCAGAAGTTCGATGTCGCGACCAAATCGTGGGGCAGCGTCTTCGACTGCAAGGTGGTGGATGCCAACAAATGACCCTGTATTCACGTCGGTACATCGCCACTGCTGTAAACGGGTCGGTCGAAAGCCTTCCTGTCTATGCGGCGACCTGTACGCAACAACGCTCTGGGCAAGGCCCCAAACGCCAGCTCGGACACTTTCTAGGAATGGTTGATGGAGAACCTTTGTATGCGGTATCTAGCTGTGAGTTTCCTCAGATGGGTCGTTACCTCATGCGTTATGTGGGGTATGACGGTCTGCCCATTTACGCCATCGTTTGCTGCGAGCAATCCTCGAGTGGCTCATCGGGCAGCAGTGGATCATCGGGTTCATCAGGCTCCTCTGGATCGTCGAGCTCTAGCGGCTCGTCTGGCTCGTCGGGTTCAAGTGGCTCCTCGGGATCGAGCGGTAGCAGCGGGCCCTCTGGATCCGGCAACCCTCCTGGATCCCACGGAAGCTCTGGTTCCTCCGGGCAAAGCGGCAGCTCAGGGACCAGCGGATATTCTGGGTCCAGCGGTAGCTCTGGCAGCAGTGGGTCGTCGGGATCGAGCGGTTCATCGGGAAGCTCTGGATCGAGTGGTAGCTCGGGATCATCAGGTTCAAGCGGTTCCTCTGGCAGCTCGGGGAGTTCCGGAAGCTCTGGATCATCGGGGTCATCTGGCTCCAGTGGGACATCGGGCCAATCCAGCGGTATCAGATCATCTGGATCCAGCGGATCGGGTTCGAAGCCTTCGGGCTCATCGGCGAGTTCCGGATCGAGCGGATCATCTGGCTCATCGGGTAACTCAGGTTCGTCAGGCAGCGTTTCGTCGGGCAGCGGTTCGTCCGGTAGTGGTTCGTCCGGTAGTGGTTCGTCCGGTAGTGGTTCGTCCGGTAGTGGTTCGTCCAGTAGCGGTTCGTCCAGTAGCGGTTCGTCCAGTAGCGGTTCGTCGGGTAACGGTTCGTCGGGTAGTGGATCGCAAAGCGGATCTTCCGGAAGCTCAGGGACGAAAGGTAGCTCAGGCCCAAGTGGTTCGAGTGGCAGCGGACCATCAGGTAGCGGTTCCTCCGGTAGCGGTTCCTCCGGTAGCGGTCCCTCAGGTAGTGGATCATCGAGCAGTTCAGGAACCAAAGGTAGCTCGGGATCTAGCGGCCCTAGTGGAAGTGGTTCACAGAGCGGATCGCAAAGCGGCTCACAGAGTGGGTCTGGCAGCCAATCGGGTTCGGGTTCGCAATCAGGTTCACAGTCGGGCTCTGGCTCCGGCTCGCAAAGTGGCAGCAAGCCATCAGGATCCGGTTCCGGATCTTCAGGTCCCAGTGGTAGCGGATCTGGACCAAGCGGCACTGGTCCAAGCGGTTCAGGATCTGGCAGCAAACCATCCGGTGGAAGCGTCGGCAGCGGCTCGGGATCCAGTGGATCAGGCTCGGGCTCCGGTTCTGGGAGTGGATCCGGTTCCAGCGGAGTTGGCTCCAGTGGTGTCGGCAGCTCGGGTCAATCGTACGGTTCGAGCGGCGTTAGCGGGGGCTCGGCAAGCGGCAGTAGTTCCGGTTCGTCGAGCGGTTGTTGTTGCCCGTGCTACTACCAGTGGAATGGAATCGGCTGGGTGCCGGTCCCGGTTTCCGATCCGTGCGTTGCTTCCGAAGGACCGCTTGAAGCTATCTGTATTTGTGAGGGCAATCAACCAACGAGCCCCGGCTCGTATGTGGGCCAGACCGTTTACACAGGATGCGAGCAAGGTGTGCAATGAGTAATTCAATAGACTGCCCACACAACGTGGATGGCTACTGCCAAGTCTCCTCCGATCTTGCTCAAATGCCAGTACCACTCGCCCAGGATGCGTGTGCGGCTTGTATCCAGCAAGCTACGCCCCGAGCAAAGAACTCAGTGACTTGCAGCAAAGCGATCCAGTATCGAACGCTTGTCGGCATGCTCCCAACACCAGAGTTGCTCGAATGCATCAAACCTCCCACGCAGGGGGTTGGCACCGAACTGGAACTCTTAATCGAAAAGACTCGGCGCACGCTCAATTGGTTGTGCTTGGGCTGGATCATTCCAGACAAATTCAACTGCGGATGCCACTCCACGAAGTCACGCATGAATGAGATGGGTGCGCGCAAGTGCCTGCGTACCAACGAAAATCTATCCGCTGAAATTCTCTCAAGGTGGATGTTGCATGTTCCACCGATTCGTTTCATCCCGTTTGTTCTGACCATCATCAGATTCTACGTCCTCCGCGCTGCCTACAACGCCGAAACCAAGGAGAAGCTCCATGGCTAATTGCAATCAAGCTACCCCCGACCTGACACCCGAAGCGATGCTCGAGTTGATCACTCAGTGTCCACCTGGACCTTGGCCCAACGCCTGGGGCACTTGGGACAACACCATCGAAGCCCATCGCCGACTGGTCGACCAATACGTCGACAACCTAAAACCCAGTCGTGTCACTTACGCCCAAGAACGCGGCATTGTCATCGCCGGGGGAGGACTCAAGTACTTTCCCAGCGTGTGGGTCAATGTGAATCTGCTCCGGCATTTTGGTTGCACGCTCCCGATCCAGCTCTGGTACCTCGGGGACACCGAAATGGATCCCTACATGAAGCGGATGCTCGAGCCTTTGGGTGTCGAGTGCATCGATGCTCGAGAGATCGAGAAACAGCACCCATGCCGGATCCTTTGTGGTTGGGAATTGAAGCTCTACGCGACGCTCCACTCGCCGTTTGCCCAAGTTCTATTCCTCGACGCCGACAATGGGGTCGTGTGCGACCCAACGTACTTGTTCGACTGCGAGGAGTACAAACGCCACGGGGCGATCTTCTGGCCAGACTACGCATGCTGGACTTTGAAACCTGGCGTGTGGAAAGTCTTCGGGATGATGGACATGGCAGAGCCAGAAGTGTCCGAACACGAACGAGCCTTCGAATCGGGCCAGTACCTCATCGACAAACGGCGCTGCGATCGAGAGCTGCGGTTGTCGTTGTTCTACGCCGAGCACTCGGACTTCACGTTCCAGCACGTTTATGGAGACAAGGAATGCTTCCACCTGGGATGGCGACGACTCGGGTCCGATTACGCGATGCCCAGCGCCGGACCTGGTTGGAATGTCCACACCATCGTTCAGTTCGACTTCCGAGGCCAGATCGTCTTCCAGCATCGATGCCAGGACAAATGGCGATTCGGTGGAAACCGGTTCGTGGACTCTTTAGCCAACGAAGAACTCTGCTTCCAGCTCGTTCGTGATCTGGCAAGCAAATGGAGTGGCACACTTTGGAAGAACGAGGAACCAACGACCATGGAAACCGAGACCATCGAAAAGTTGATTAACAAGCGGGTTTTGTACCGACGGGTTGGATACGACCAGCGAGTGATCAAGCTCGGTCCCAACCGTGAAGTCATCGAAGGGGCCGCCGAGTGTGAACGCGTTTGGCACATAAATCACGTCGATGGCAAACCGGTGCTCACCATCGGACGACTCGATCGACCCACGTGTCACCTGCGTCGCGACTATGAAGGGATCTGGCGAGGATCCTGGTTGGAATACGAACGGATGCCCGTCGAAGTCATCCCCGAGGTGGAATGGAAGCCAACGGTCGATGCGATCGATCCGGCCAAGTTGCGTTTGCTCATCACGGTTGCCACTGGCGATTCGTTCCGGGAGTTGCTCAAGTACACGGGCCCCTTGATGGAAGCTTACGCCAAACGGATTGGTGCCGACTTTGTGGCGATCACCAAACCCGCACAGGATTGGTGGGGCCTGGAAAAGTTCCGTGTTCACCCATTCGCGCAAGCGTACGAACGGACTTTGTACGTCGATGCCGACGTGTTCCTGACCGAAGAGACTCCGGATCTGTTCGAGGTGGTCCCCACAGGGCACGTGGCAATGCATGATGATTGGAGTCAACTACCAAGCTTTGAGTGGGTCTTCGAGGAACGACGTAACATCCTTCAGTCCCAAGAACTCCCCATGGATAACAGCAAGTCGGTCCTCAATACCGGCGTGGTGATGTGCGATCGCAAGCACGCATCTATCTGGAAGCCACCGTTGCATCCATTCTTCCCAACACACTGCTCCGAGCAATTCTGGATCCAGAACAGTGCTCGCGGGTTGCCTTTCTTCCAACTTCCGACCGCGTTCAACACCCAGTACTGGATGCCCGAGTTTCGCAAGCTCCTGCCGACAGCCAAGGTGGTTCACCTTGCCAACTGCACTCCGGAGAGACGCCTGGAGTTTGCTCGCCAATTCACTATAGCCCTTGCTTCTGCCTGA